CACTAATAGAGCCAGTAGCGCCACCCGAGCCGCCTACACCACCAAACCCCGCAGCACCACCGGAACCATTACTACCTTGCCCCAGAAGTCCTACACCGCCCCCGCCACAACCGCCCCAGCCGCCAGCACCTCCCCCCCCGCCTGCTGCACCGCCAGTTCCAGATGCTCCAGCAACCGCGTTGCCATTTCCGCCAGCCCCGCCAGCACCAGCGTATCCTCCAGCCCCGCCACCTCCGGCGCAGACATAGGAGCCACCTGCGCCTCCGGCACCTCCTGTGCCAGCTACTACCACGCCGCCTGCGCTTGAAGTCGCACCCCCTGCAACTACTGTGGTTGAGTTGAACGTACTGTTACTGCCGCCAGTTCCAACAACAACGCTGTAAGACGATCCCGGAGATACTGTAATGTTGTTAACATAAGCCAACGCGCCGCCACCTGATGACCCGGTGAACGGCGTTGGTGTAAATGATGACCCGACACAAACTACACTAACTGATGTAATGCCAGAAGGGCAAACCCACGAATAAGTTCCAGCAGCGGTGTATTCCTTCTGACCGGCTGGCGGGACACCACTAGACCCGACAACCCCCTGCTGAGACGCGCTCATGTCAACCCCATGCCGCTGATAACCCACTCTGTAGATTTGACCTTAACCGCAGTTGCGACCCCGTAAGCGGCTAAGGTGCGTGATGCTGTGTTTCCTGAAACAGCCAGCTTCATCGTGTCTGTCGTGATAGAAATGGTCATCCCACCTGATGCCGCGCTGTTGACAAACGTAATCGCTGTGCCAACGGGGAAAGCGACTGCGCTGTTGGCTGGGATCGTGACGGTGAATGCCGTTGTTCCGCCTTTGTGGACATGCTTGCCAGCGTCATCAAGCACCAATGGGTAGTTGGCTGTTTTATCAAGCTGTGGGATGTTGCGGAAGCCGATGGCGTTGGTGCCGTCAACGGTGCAAGATTGCATCGTCTTATTCGTCAGCGTCTGCACTGTCGTCAGGTCTGCGATGTCAGTCACAGCACCCGTCGCGCCGTTGATACTATCAACCGCTGGGGACCAACTGGCATTCGTGCCGCTGGTTGTTAGAAATTTTCCTGCGTTGCCTACTTGACCAGGTAACACACTTGACATTGCGGTAGCTGCAACAAACGCCGTAGTCGCAATTTGGTCAGTGGCTATACCGGCTGTTGCCGTTGGTGCAGTGGGTACGCCTGTCAATGCAGGGCTTGCCAGTGGGGAATAGCCAGTGATGGATGCTCCAGCGGGGATTGTTACCGTGCCCGTAAATGTGGGTGAAGCAATCGGCGCTTTGAGTTCGTCCGAATTGGTGCGGTTAGTGATCTCGGTGTTGATCTGTCCTTGGATTGAACTGGTAGCACCCGTCACATAGTTCAACTCCACGGTACTAGCCGTCACAGATGATGCCGTCAGATTGGGAAATGTAGCCTTGACTGCGCTTTTGATGAGGCGCATGTGGTCATCACCCTCGCTCTTTAGATCTCCTGATGCGGGATAAGTGGCGTTTAGTTGGCTGATGTAGGTTGCTGCTTCAACTGTCATTTAAATCACCTTTACTCGTAATGAAGAACCGCTGTGTGTGGCGCGGTCGTCCTGGTCTTGCAACTGTTGCAGGCCTTCGTTGTAGCGCGCCGTAAAAATCTGTATCTGATCTGGGTTCTGGATGTAGTGAAACACCTCTGCCAGTGTGGAAAACAGGTAGATGTTGGGGTGGTTGGTCAATAACCAGTTGCTGTCGGCGGTTATGACGCTTGGAAAGCGCGCAAAGTACATGCAGCCAATGTTGTAAGCCGCATCCGGCGTGGGTGCGAGCAGAATGTTTTCACCCTCAATGGTGTACACCGCTGGCATACCAGTAAAGGCCGAGTCGTATTTGACATCGATGTGTTCCACCGGCACATACACCAGCGCGCGACTGGTGCCACCGGCGGACAGACTCAGGTTCTCGAACTCTAGCCAGTCTGCAGGCAGTGCCACTGAGCGCACACCGCCCGTGGTGGTCAATGTGGTTGACGTGATTTGCTTGCGCAAACGCAGGTCGCGGCTAATGCGCGCCTCTGCCATGGTGACAAAGTCGAGCATCAGCGCAGTTAAGTCGCTGCGGTGTGCCCAGTTGGCAACACTGGCGATCAGCTCGGTGTAGGTGGAGAGGGCCATAGGTTATTTGTCCTGGTTGAGATATGCGCCACTGAGCAAGCCACCACCGGCCAGCCAGGGCAATAAATTGGGGTCAACGCGGCCTAACAAATCAGCCTCTCCGATGTTGGCGGGGTTGAATGCGGCGTTGACTGAGCGGATGTTGGCGGGGTTGAAAACCGTTTGTACCGACCCAGCACCACCCGCAGGGGTATTGCTGCCAGCGCCTTTGAGGCCGTCAAACTTGGCCATTTGTAGCCAGTGGTTAGCGCCTTCAACAGTTTGTTCATTGAGGGTTTGCAGCACATCGCGCCCCTTGTTGCTGAACAGGTAGTCCTTCAGCTGCAAGTCAGAGAGTTTGGACAGCGCTGCAATGTCTTTGGCCTTGACGGGTGCGTCCATGTCCAAAAATCGCCCATGTGCCATCAAGGGCATGACGTTGGGGCCAGCGTTGCCGTCCGGTGTGATGCGGTTATGCCAGCCGGTGGCGTATTTGGAGGCATCCTCGGTGCTATCAGTCAGGTAAGTGCCACGCCCCCACATATTGCCGCCGTTGACTTGGGTGAACGCGGGCACATCGCTATTGGTGCCATGAAAAAGCGGCTCAAACCCTTGCTGCTTCGCCCGCTGCATGCGTGCCTCATAGCTCATATCCAGCCCAGCATCGATCGCCGCTTGGTATTGCGGGGAGTAGGCGGGTTGTGCTACAGTGGAACCCAGCAAAGGTTCTGTGCTGACACTTTTCCGGATCCCGTCTGAAACAGGGCGGGCCTGGTCCCCGGATCCAAGCGGTGTCACCGGAACCTTTTGCCCTTTTTGCAGACCGTCCCCTTCTGGGATGATCGAAAATAACTCCCCTCGCCCACTTTGATCAACATTGACAACCATCCTGTCTTTGACCGACTTTCCGTAGGCATCCACACGGGGCCTTTGCACTTGAAATGACGGACCAGTTCGGCCAACAGACAACCCAAGGTTTTGACTCGAAACCGAGTCCAACTGCTGCATCAAATCAGTGTTGTTGTAACCATTGCCGTCAAGCGTGGGACCTCTTGAATTGAAATGGTGGTTGCCACGGTAGCCAAGCTCTGGCGCTGTCAGGCGTGGCTCAAGCCCCCGGCGAGCTGCATTGAAGGCTTCCTGTTCAGCAGGCGACAGCACTACGGCGGGCACCTTGGCCAACTTGGCAACTTGCCCGGTTTGCTGATACGTGCGCGCCAGATCATCGAGCATGGCCGGTATTTTTGAATAGCCGCTGCCTCTGGTGGCCCCCATGACCATGGCCCCCAGCCCAGCCACCTTGCCCGTGGGCAGCGCCCCAGCCAGCAGACCCGGCAGGTAGCCCAGCTCAGCGCCAGCGCGCACCAGGGCGCTTTGCGGGTCCATCACGCTACCTTCAAACTCGTCGGGCGCGGTGCCAAGCAGGCCACCCAGCAGCCCATAGACCCGAGGAAACTGCTGACGCAGGTACGAGCCTTCGCCCGTGTTGCGCTGCAGGTTCAGGTCATCAAGCAAGCCCATGGCCTACACCCGCCCTTCCCAGACCCGAAAAGCCTTCAAGGCCGGGTCGTTGACCATGGCGTTGATATGCTTGGTGTCGGCCATGAATTCATTGAACTGCAAGCCTTTGTCGTTGCAATACGCCTCAACCAGCACCATCGGGATGCTGGCGGCGTGGCGGAATTCGCCCGAGCCAACCCGCCCAGCGCTGCGCAGGCTGTGCGTCAGGTCAAGAATGGGCTCCACGTCCTGCACGCGATTGACGATCAGCTTGTCATCACCGCCGTCAATCAGGTTGGTGAAGATGCCTGAAAAGCTGCCCATGGTTAACGATCTTCCAGCGGGCTGATTTGCACCGTGCCGCCCGCTGCCACTTGGATGGCGGCTATGAAGCCATAGTTGTGTGTTTTGAGTATCATCGCATCGGCGGGCTGTACCAGTGCATCACCCGCGACTGCTATCGTTCCAGTGGGCCCGATCTTGACGTAACAGGCCGAATTAGCCGCTACGCGAATGTATTTGGGGATGCTTCCCGATGAATCCGTGGGAATCGCCACGCTGGCCGAGGCTGCGCCAAAGGCAATTACTGAACCGGTCTTGACTATGCCAATTGCATCTTCTGCTGCCATAACTGTTTCTCCAAAGTAAAAAAGCCCTGCCAGATTCACCCGGCAGGGCTTGGGGGCTAGTCCGTCAAATCAGGTCTATGTCAAATCTCTAACAACGCCGCTGGCGGCTTCGTTGCACGACTCCAGCGCGTATTCGCACAGAATGTGCTTGGCATCGCTATCGCCCGTCTTAGCCAGGTCTTCGGTCTGAAACGGACGGAAATAGGCCACTTTCCACTTTTCCATCTCCAAGATGAAGGCGGTACGGGCGCGCTGAAAGCGGTTGGGCACAATCTTCAGGGTGCCAAAGTCGCTAACGTACACGTCAATCGAGCTGATCAGCTTCTTGTCGTCCAAGTTACCCATTTGGGTGCCGCCACCAGTGAAGCTGCTAAACAGCTGCTTTTGTGTGCCGCCCACCATCATGGTGTCTGGGTTGCCGCCCGATGTCCAGATGGCGTTGAGGGTGGTTTTTATCAATGCCTCAGTCAGCGCGCGCTGAGTGCCATCGGTGGGGGCCACGTTGGTGATCGGGTTAGGGGTCACACCGCCAACGCCCATACTGTTGTTGGTGGAAACCCAACCCTCTAGACCACGGGTTTGCCGTGCCACACCAGCACTGCCCACCACCGCTGTGGTATTGGTAGTCAAGGCCACCTCCATGTCACGCTTGAGCTCGCTGCTGGCCTTGGCCATTTGCTTGCCCATGGTGTACAGGTTTCCCGCGCTGTTCATGGCTTGCTGCGTGCCCGACAGGCGCACCACCTTGCGGCTGATCTGCGTGCGGTTGTTGACCCGTGTACCGGGGTTAACGACTCCTGCTGCGGTGTAGGTGTCGTCGCCTTCAATCTGCGCGTTGTTGGCTGCCGTGGCGAGCACGTCAGTGGTCCATTCGTGCAGGGTGTTGACGGCTTTAGTGCGACCGGATCCACTCAATAGAGGGGTCTCGGTCGGGGAAATCATGTAAACCATATCCGACAAATCTTCTTTATTGATCACGCCGGTGTAGGTTTGCATCGTATTGCTGGGTACTGCCATTTTTGGCTCCTTAAGGGGTTGAAATTAACTGTTGCTATCGTTTACTTAGCATGGCCGCAAAGGCGTTGGCTGCATCATCAATGCTGCCGCTGCGCTTGAGACTCTGCATGGCGCGGGTGCGCCCGTCGGTGGCGCTGGTCTGGTTGCCTACACCCGGTCTCTGGGGCGCTTTGGGGGGCACGTTGACCAGCTTTTGCGCTGTGGCTGCTTGCTTGCCCATCATCTGGTCATAAAGCATGGCTTTACGTGCCAGCACCACCGCCCGGTGGTCGGCTACGCCGTCTACCTCTTGCGCGCTGAAACCCGATTTGGTCAGGTACTGGGCAATCTCTGCCTTGGTAGCCTGCGATTTGGTGGCATCGGCAAACTCAGGAATCAGCTTTACCAGCGCTTGGGCTTCATCACTGAGGCGCTGATTGGTGAACTTCTGGTGCTGCTGCGCTTGGTGGGCTTGCAGGGCTTGCGCCTCGTTTTGCGCTTGCTGCATTTGCCCCTGCCACGCGGCCCAGGCTTGCTGCTGGCGCAGGTAGTTGACCGGATCCGTTTCAATCAGATTGGGGTCCGGCTGTGCGGGCTGCATTTGCGCCAGGCGGGCCTGGTACTGCTGCAACTGCTGGCCGTAGTGCTGTTGCATGGCTTGCGCCTGGGCAAACTGTGCCTGGGCAGCGCGTGCCTGCTCTGCTGTCTGGCTGGTCTTGATGCGGTAATCGCTCTCAAGCTGGTAGCCTTTAAGTAGCTCGGTCAGGGGCACTTCGCGCTCTTCGCCGTTGACCTTGACCTTGAAGCGCTGCTCGTCTGCACCAGTTTCAGTGGCAACATCGGGCTTGGCCACGCTGTCGGGTTGGTCGGATTCGACTCCCGTTGCGGGCTGCGCGCTGCTGTCACCGTCACCGCCAGCACTGGCTTGGCGTGTCAGGTAGTCGTCAAAGGCGGCTTCTGGGTTAAAGGGCTCGGCTGGGCTCTCGTTCCCTTGCGGGTTGACGGTTTCATCCATGAGGTGGTACTTCTTTCATAAAAAAACCCGCCGAAGTTGCCTTGGGCGGGTTGGGTGGGGGAACGGGAAAAACTACAGTTTCAGGGGCCGTCAGGGCCAAAATACTTTCGCACGGGCAAGGCCCAATAACCGTATTTGACGCTTTGTTGATTGCCGGTGTTAGACCGTCACCACCTCGCCATCACTGAACTGGTAAGCAGCTGGCCCGGCTTCAATGGCAGCGCTGCCAAAGGTTCCAATCCAGACATCTTGCGCAGCATCCGGGTGCATTACCTTCACAATGCGCCTGCCGTGTCCGCCCTCAAGCGCTTCAGCGTCGAGTGCGGCTTGATTCAGTCCCAGCCAGTCCACTGCCTCGCCTTGTCCAGCATCGAGCGTTTTTGCTCCAGTTGTAGGCTGGCCATCTGGCCCGTCTGCATGATCGTCTGCAAGTGGTTTTGCACTGCTTGTGCGGTTTTTAGCATTAGCCATAAGTGTTCTCGTCCTTCTTTGTCGCGCGCCGGGCTGGCCTGCCATTCGTCCATAAGGCGCGCCCGGTACGCTTCAAACGCCTCAATGTAGAGCGGGTGCTCTGTGACTTCACGGGCCGCATTGGCTCGCTGTTGCTCTTTTAAGAGCTGGGTGTATTCGGCATCGTTCATGGCTCGCTGCCCTCTTGTGCTGCGGATTCATACTCTGCCGCATAGGCTTGCGCGTCTTGCTGCAATGCAAGCTGCTGCTGACCCAAACCCAGCTTCATGGTTTCAATATAAATCTGCGTGTCGCTGGCCAGCTTGGCTTTCCAGCGCTCAAGCTCTATGCGTTCGCGCTCCAGGTTATGTTTGTGCTCTGCCTGCAGTTGCGACAGTTGCGCATCCTGCTGTGCCTTGAGCTGCAATTGCTCTGCCTCAGCGCGCTGACGGTTCACATCGACCTGCATTTGCGCCTGCATCTTGGCCTGCTCGACCTGCATGTGCATTTGCAGCTTGGCCTGTTCGATCTGGCCTGATGCCTGCATTTTGGCTTGCTCAATCTGCATGGTGGACTGCGCATCCATTTGCTTGTGTTGGCTGGCAGCTTGTAGTTTCATCTGCTCAATCTGCATTTTTGGATCTGGCTTAGGCGGCTGGCCTTGGGTGTTTTTGGGATCTTGCAAAAAGCGTGTGGCATCTTTGTAACCCAGCGCCTTGACCATCTCGCTAGCAGCGTTAAATGCTTCTTTGGGTGTCACCAGACCCAGCGGAGCCAAGCGCTCCATCATCGCCATCAGGTTGCCAATTTGCACCTGCTTTTGATTCGCGTCATTGGTGCCCAGGCCGACGTTCACCGTCACGTCAAACATGTGCCGCCACTCGCGCGGATTCAGGTTCAGCCAGCGCCCGTTCAGGTTGAACTCTGCGGGCTGGTTTTGATATTTGCACACCAGTTTCAGAATCTGGATGAACAGGTCTTTCACGCCCGTCTCGGCAAACACCCGGGCGATCAACTCAATGCGCATATCGGCCCGGTTGGTGACAATACTCACGCCGGTGGCTGTCTGGTTGATGGCGTTGGCATCGGCCCCCGCGCTTTGGCGGGTGAAGCCGGTGCGGTTTTCTTTCTGGTTCTCGGTGTACTCCAGCATTTGCAGCACATCGCCCAGGTTGCCCATGCCCTGATTCAGCGAGCCCACCGCGCCGGGCTGTTTGATGCGCACCACACCACCGGGGCGGCTGGTCAGCAAGTCGTCCAGGTTGACCTGCCCCTCAACGGCAAAGTAACGCCCGTTGACCTGCAAATACAGGTTATCCATGATCGAGCGGATCATGCTGGTCTTTTGCTTTTGCGCACCCATGGCCAGATCAGCAATGGAGAGGCCGACAAAGCGGTGCGGCATGGGGACAGGTGTCACCGACACAAAGGGTGGTCCGTCACACTCTTCATTGTCCAGAATCTTCTCACCGCATTTAAGCAACCTGCGCCACTCGGCAATGCCGTCGCCGTCAACATCGGCGCGCAAGTAAGCCTCTACCACCCAGACCCGGCGCATGGACGGATCCCCTGACGGCTCCACCATCTGGGCAAACGGTGCTGTGCTGTCGTCTTGGCTCCAGCGCTGCGCACGCTCCATGCTGCGCCCCACCATGCCAG